ATGCAATTGAAATCGGTGGGGTTGACTTTAGCTCAAGCCTAGCCGCTGCAACCCTAGACATCACAGTCGAGGAGCAGGACACAACCGCTTTTGGAGCTACTGCAAGAACCCGTATCGGTGGTTTGCAAGACGCTTCAATCAGCCTCGACTTCCACCAAGACTTCGGAGCTTCATCCATTGACGCAACCCTATTCCCACTATTGGGAACACAGGCAACCGTCACCATCACACCAACCTCAGAGGCAGTATCGGCAACCAACCCGACATACACCGCTGTCGCACTTGTGACCCAGTACCAGCCATTTGCGAGCAACGTCGGCGATTTGGCTACGCTATCTGTATCGTGGCCCGTATCCGGCGCAGTAACTCGCGCAACCGCATAAGGAAATAAAATGCAAACCAACCTACACATAACCTACGCAGACGGAAACACAAAAGAGGTCAGCACTACTCCGGCGGACATTGTTGCTCTGGAACGAACATTCGAGATCAGCATTGCTCGCCTGGGTAGTGACTTCAAAATGACTCACCTTTACTTCTTGGCATGGAGCGTGGAACACCGCACCGCTGCCACAAAGCTAGAGTTTGAGAAGTGGCTAGAAACCATTGAGGGCGTGGACTCAGATGCCCCAAAAGCCCAAAAGGGCTAGGTGACGATTCATACCATTGGCGTATAGCTTGGATAGCTTGCGAAACGGGTATTAGCCCACTCGACCTTCTACAGCTTGAACCGCGTATGTTTTGGACAATAGGTCGCTACCTAGAAGCCAAAGCAGAGAGGCAACAGCGCAAGCGGTAAACTTGTAGCTAGAGGAGCGCCAATGATTTCATCAACACCGAAGATAGAAGGCAACGCAGTTCGTGATGCCATCAAGGAGTTGAAGGCGCTAGACAATAACCTCGTCAAAGCTATGAGGAAAGACTTGCGAACCAAGATAGGGCCATTCGCAAAGCAGATAGGCGATGCAGTTCCAAGTGACCCACCGCTATCAGGATTCGGCGATGGTGACTTTGGTCACTCCGGTGCTACAGGATGGTCAGGCGTAAGAACCTCAGTATCATTCACGCCAGGTAAATCACGCAAGCGTGGCAATCACCTCGTAAGCATCAGGGTTACTCCAAGAAACAACAAGCGTGGCGTTTACATAGCCGAGCTTGCAGGTTCACGTTCACGCGGAAACACAGCACAAGGTCGCGCAATGATAAAGGGCCTAGACCAGAGAGCGCCTATGAAGAAGCGTGGCGGTCGTTACGCTTATGCAAAGTTTAGGTTGCTAAGGCCAGACGCAGTAGTCCTAGCCGTAACAATCGTGAACCAACTCATTACAAAAGTGAATAGGCGGATCAAACTCTAATGGCTATAAATCTACCTATTGTTTCCAAGTTCTACGACAAGGGTGTCAAGAACGCAGAGAAGTCACTAAAGGACTTTGGAGCTTTCGCAGCTAAGACTGCTGCCGCCGCAACTGCTGCCGTTGCAGGTATCGCAGTATTTTCAGTCAAGAAGTTTGCAGACTTTGACTCAGCACTAAACAAGTCCATAGCCATTATGGGTGACGTGTCAGACACCCTACAAACGGACATGGCGGACACCGCTAGGGATGTTGCCAAGTCCACGACATTCTCCGCTGAGGAAGCCGCTGAAGCCTATTTTTTCCTAGCTTCTGCTGGTCTTGATGCCGAGGCTTCAATCGCTGCAATGCCACAGGTTGCCAAGTTTGCTCAAGCTGGTATGTTCGACATGGCTTTAGCTACAGACCTCGCGACAGACGCGCAGAGCGCACTAGGTCTAACCTCAGACGATGCAGCCGAAAACCTAGAAAACCTAACTAGGGTCACAGACGTGTTCGTGAAAGCAAACACACTAGCCAACACCTCGGTCGAGCAACTTGCCTCAGCGTTCACATCCAAAGCAGGTAACGCACTAAAGACAGTCGGCAAGGATGTCGAAGAGGGTGCTGCTGCACTAGCCGTATTCGCCGATCAAGGTATCAAGGGCGAGCGAGCTGGAACGCTACTAACAAACACAATCTTTGGTCTAACCGATAGGGTCGGTGCAGTACCTGAGAAGTTTGATGCGCTAGGTATTTCAATCTTTGATGCCGAAGGCAACATGAAGAACTTCTCTGAAATCTCAGACCAGTTCACAGGCGTTCTCGGCACAATGACAACCGAGCAAAAGATTGCCACACTCTCACAGCTAGGGTTCACAAAGCAATCACGCGAAGGTCTACTAGCCCTAGTCGGTAACAGCGAAGCGCTATCAGAGTATGAAGATGCTCTGCGCGATGCCGGTGGAACCGTTGATGACGTATCACAGAAACAGCTAGACACTTTCAACGGCAAGATGGACTTGATGAAGTCACGTCTGGAAGATGTGGCTATTGAAATTGGTGGGGCGCTTGCTCCGAAGCTGGGCGAAATGGTGGATGCTATGGCTCCCATTATTGACCAAGCTGCTCCAGTAATCATTGAGTTATTTGACAAGATGTGGGGTGCGCTAGAAAACATAGGCTCTTTCCTAAAGCCACTAATAGACGAGTCGCTGCCAGGCTTCAAGACAATGTTTGACAACCTCAAAGGCCCCGTAGAATCTGTGCTTGGCTTCCTAACCACGCTAGGTGAAACAGTCCTTGTGGCAGTCAAGGACTTGATCACAAGCGAGCCGTTCCAGAAGGCGTTTGAAAGAATTGCAGCCTCGGTCGGTGACTTTGCAAAAGAAGCAAAGAGGCTAGTTGAATCCGAGCTTGGTGCGTTCCTAATTGACGTTACAAAGTTTGCGTTGATTAGCGGCATGAATCTAATGGCAACGGCGGTGCAAAAACTTGCAGACGGCTTTAGGGCTTTGAACTCTGCTCTAGATGCACTAAGCGGAAAGAGCTATGACTTTCAAGGTTTGCTAGGTGGACTAAGTGCTTTTGGAATCCCACTTGGAAACGTACTGGACAAGCTAACCGGCGGAAAACTTAGCGCAGGTATGCCGAAGCTTGCCAACGGTGGAATCATCCCAGCGCGAGCCGGTGGCACACACGCAATCATCGGTGAAGCAGGTCAAGCCGAGGCGGTTATTCCACTAAACAAGCTTGAGAAAATGACAAGCGGTGGCGGTAACAGCTACTCAATCAACGTAAACGCTGGCATGGGTTCAGACGGGCGCAGTATCGGCAAGCTAATCGTAGATGAAATCGTGCGCTTTGAGAAGTCATCTGGTCGAGTATTCGCTAGGGCATAATGGCAGAGAACAAAGTAGAGCTAGGGTTTGACCTATCAGGTGTGCCAGGTGCAGAATACGCAAAGCTTGACGATGCCTTCTATGGATTACTAGACGCACCGCAAACGATTTTAGGTGGAGCAATCTATCAAGACGTGACACCTTATGTCATTGGCTATTCAATTTCACGAGGCAAGTCCAGACAGCTTGACAAGTATCAAGCAGGGCGCGTGAACGTTCAACTAGACAACAACACTCGTATCTTTGACCCACTCTACGCAGCCTCACCGTATGTCGGTCAGATTATCCCGAAGCGTGCGGTTCGTATCTCGTCAAACGATGTCGTGCAGTTCGAGGGCTTGATAGATGACTGGGACTTGTCATACAGCCCTAACGGTAACAGCATCGCTGCAATCATCGCCTCAGACGCTTTCACGCAGTTCGCTAACCAAGAGCTAAGCGGTGTAACAAACACAGCACAATTCACCGGACAACGGATTCTGTCAATCTTGCAGAACGCAGGAATGCAATGGCCTTCTAACCGCGTGGACTTGGAAACAGGCAAGCAGTTTCTACAAGCCGACACGATCACAGACGGCGCAGGGGCGCTTGCATACATTCAGCGCATCACAGAATCAGAGCCAGGCTCGTTCTTTGTTAGCAAGTCAGGTGACGCCGTATTCAAAGACAGGCAAGCAGCGAGCGCAGGCACGCCCGTAGAGTTCGCAGACGATGACACAGGCATACCGTATCAGGGCTTGGCGGTGGTCTACGGGGCAGAACTTCTCTACAACGATGTCGCGGTCACAAGACTCAATGGCGGAACCGCTACAGCCGAAAACGTGGAGTCTAAAAAAGACTTTGGTATTCAGACACTTTCACGAACCGAGCTACCACTAGACACCGATGACTCGGCGCAAGACCTTGCAGATTACCTAGTCGCACAATTCGCACAACCTGAATACCGCTTCGAGTCGCTAGAGATTGAGATTTTTGACCTAAGTGAAAGTGACCAAACCAAAATCCTAGACCTAGAGCTAGGTGACTTCGTGCGAGTAAAGTTCACACCGAACGACACGCCACCAGCGATTGACCGCTACGCCGAGGTAATCGGTATCGCACAAGCCACAACATCAAAGACACACACAGTTACCCTCAGTCTGGCAACGACAGAATACAACTTCTTCAAGCTGTCAGACTCTATCTTTGGTAGACTATCAACGGGTAACGCGTTAGCGTATTAGGAGAAGCATGAGCTGGAAACAATGGAGTCTAGGTGAAGTCGTAGAGGCTACCGACTTTCAAGATTACATTCAGGATCAGGTCGTGCAGGTCTATGCAGACTCAGCCGCAAGAACCACAGCGCTCGGCACAGCCGTAGCAGACGGCATGGTGTCTTATCTAGAGGACACAAACTCAGTCGAGGTTTACTACTCAGCAGCGTGGAACTCAATCTCTAACCCAGGTGACATCACAGCGGTAACAGCCGGAACCGCGCTAACAGGTGGCGGAACTTCTGGAGCCGTAACACTTGACGTAGATTTGTCTGCTATCTCTATCACAGCCTCACAGATTAGCGATGTCACTTCTACGGCTGCCGAGCTAAACATTCTTGACGGGGTTACAGCTACTAGCGCCGAGCTAAACATTCTTGACGGCGTAACCGCAGACGCTACTGAAATAAACATTCTTGACGGTGCAACACTTTCAACAACCGAGCTGAACTATGTAGACGGCGTTACTTCCGCAATACAGACACAGCTTGACGCAAAGGTCGCGCAAACAAACGGAACGGTTGCCACAGCGGCAACGGGTTCTAACGTAGTCCGAAACATAACACTCTCAACCGCAACGCCTACAG